AGGATTCTCCATCAACACATAGCGGCACATATCGTATATATGGTCTTCCTGTTCTGTATTGATATCCTCAACATGCTTTGTATCATATACCAGTGTTGGTATTGTCCTGATAAAGTTCTTGCAGGTATTGAACACTTGGAACATTGGACTTCCATCCCCATCAAAAGCTAATCTATAGTGATACTGCATCTTGCCCGGTAATCTTGTGTTGTCACCGCCAGTAAAGTATATAAAGTTTGGCGAACGTTCCATCATTCGTGCCACGCTCTCCCCTCTGGATTCATCGAATATTGAAGGGTCAGCTATACCATTTATCGTACGTCCTTTGAGGTTTTCATCCTCATTCTCTATACGCTTTATCTCTGCCGCTATTTCCTGCGGATTCAGCTTTACACCGGTATTGGGTGTACCATTGCAACCATAGTACTCCTTAATGTGATATATCTTGCCCTCTGTATCTACTGCGAACCATCCAACGGAGAACGGTTTTGCATAACCAAAGTCAAACCCTCTGAATATCCTCCAATGCTTAGGGATAACGAACGGATTAATCACATGAGTATATAGATGGTCGTTATAGTGTTCAGGGTCATTCTTCCATTCACTGAATACCTGTCCATCAAAAGAATCCCATGAGCCATACAACAACGCATTCCTTTCGGCTTCTGGCATCATAGAGAGGTTAGCCAAATAGTTAGGGTCATTGTTAAGTAATTCCTGATTGTCAAACACAGTGGAAGGTACGAATATCCTTTTACGCACCATTTCTATGGTATTACCTCTAGGGTCTACTACTTTCATGAGTGACCTTATAGGTGTCAATGGTGGTGCTACTGTGATAAACCTATCCTTCACCCATCCGTGCCCAACACCGCCGGGATTGGTAGAAGCTCTTATATATACCCTTGTGCCGGGTCCCGATGGACGGTTACGGGAAAACATGTAACTGTATTCATCCCATGTAAAGTGTGTAAGCTCGTCAAATGCTATGAAATCATACCGCTTACCTTGGTAATTAGTCCTATCCTTGGTATGCTGCATAGCCCCAAAAAGTATCTTTGCCCCAGATGGAAAAGTCCAGAAGTGTTTTGAATCATTGTACCGTGCTCTAGGGTATGCCTGACTGTATATGTCCCTGCTCCGGTCAATCAGTTCCGATAACTGCGGATATGTCTTTCTGAATATAAGTCCCTTGTAATGAGGTATATGTACCTGTCTTAATGCTTCCGCAAGCAACGCATCCGATTTACCTCCACCGGCAGCACCTCCATATAAAGCTTCGTATTCAGGACGTTGTTGAAATGCTAATTGCTTCGGCTGTGGTTTCCATATGACATTAGCCATCCACACCACCATCCTCTGTATCTGGTATAACATCCGCTATAAGAACTATACCTGTTTCTTCATCCGATGTATTACCGTCAGATGCCTGTTTCTTTATCAAGGCAATACGTGCTTTTTGTTCCTCGGTTGCCAGTTCCCAGTTCTTATGAACCATTTCATCATACTGCTTTAACATACCCTCTAAGGTTTTCATTGCTCTTGACTGGGCATTCATGAAGGTGGCTTGCCTATCCCAAGCAAATTGAAATGCATACTCTGTCTCTTCTTCATTGTCAGTAGTAGTGGTTTTCTCTGTTTCACGTACTTTACTTTTAACCTTAGTTCTAACCACTTCCTTTATAATTTCATCCTTACCAGTTACAAGCATGATGTTTTGTGCTCTAATTATGGCTGCTCTCTGAATCAGTATATTGTCCCATAGAATATCCAATGGATTTTCACTGGCTATCTCACCAATTATCTTTGCCGTTTCCTCTGGTAGCCACTTAGAAAAGAATCCATGCTTTTCAGCGTTCTTATTCTGTTCTGGTGCCCCTCCGTTATTACCAACAGCATTCTTATTACCAGGCTGACCGCCTTTTTTCTTTTGCGAACGTTCGCTTTTACTATCCGAGCGTTCGCAATCCCATTTGTGTGTACTTTTCCACCGACGAACTGTACCTTCTGGTAATTCAAGTTCATTTGCAATTTCAATTAATCTCTTGCCTTGCTTGAAAAGTTCGTATGCACTCTGGTATCTTTCATCTGGTGCTCTTGCCAATACAATAACCCCCATTTCGTGTTGTTCTGTTTAGCTTGATTGAAATATACCATACGAACGTTCGGTTTTTCTCCCTACAAAAGGGCATAAAAAAAGAGCCCTAAGGCTCCTTATGTTATTCAGTCTAGCAATTTAATAATATCATTTGATATAACATCGTTAAGCTTGTTAATTGATGCGTACATTTCCAGTATTATTTCATTGATTTCTTTTAATTCTTCAACCTCATCCTTGCTTCTCACTAGACCAGGTCTATATTTTGTTTTTATATCAATTAGTGTTTTAATATATTTGTCAGCCATACTTCTTGTTTCTTCCACAACATTTTTTATATCCTCAGATACCTTCATCGAATATGCAAAATTAGCAACTTTTCTTACATGCCCCATATATTTAAAATGGCTTCTTTTAAAAACCTCTTGGTACTTTTCACACTTTTTAATCTCATAAGCATCCATTATATTTATATATGCTTCATTTATTTCATCAACCATGATTGATAAATCGGACGTATTACTAAGTAACTCATATCTCCACTTTAACAATAAGTCCTTTTTCTTATTAGCCCTATCTCTCTTTTCAGCCCTTCTGTTGTTTACTAAGATTGCTGCTATCGCTACGGCGGTAGGAATTATAATTTTTATAAATTCCCACAAAAAACTCCACATAGGATAGTCTACTAGCGATTGACTGAATGCACTTGTAGTCATAAATATTCCTCCCTTGAATGCAATTCTTTCCTTTGTAAAAATTATTTCAAGTATTTCACAGTCTAAACCCTTATGCTCATCACCTGTATGCAGTCACCCTCATTATTACACGACCGTTTCCCTTATACATTATACCATAGGTAAATCTAATACTTTAACAAATGAATATCCAGTGACTTTTATTGCTCTGGATTCCTTACCATTAATCTCTAACAACCCTTTCCTACATAGCTTTTCTAAATACATATGCACAGTTGAAGTAGATTTTAAATTAACACCTTCCGCAATCTCTCTTAAGGTAGGTGAATAACCATTCTTTTTGATGTATTCCACTATGTACATATATACTGCGTTCTGCCTATTCTTGATAATACCACTCCTTGCCTTCTCATTATGTATGATTATTGGAAATAGGACAATTTATAATTACAATACCATTATAGAACACATGTTCTGATAAGTCAACTATATAAGTTATCGGTCATGTTAAAGAGTAGTTCAATTATTACATGGTCTTCCCTTATTTATCCATTACTTCCATTTTAGAATTTAATTCTTCCATTAACAATATACTCAAAATAATACTTTAGGTTGCTTGAACCCTTCAATCCGCTACCTTTATAGCTTGTTTTTATAAATGATTTTCCCTCAATTGTGGACAAATCTTTAAATTCTCTATTGTCACTAGCATATAGTGGTATAAATTCAGTCTTTTTCTTGGCATCATAATTCGCAACTACCATACAGTTATTAAACCCAATTCTATCTCTTTTGCCATTAAATACTTCTATGTCAAAACTGATTTCACAAATCTCATTATTACTCGAATAATAAGGATTTTTTATAGAAATATTAATCTTTCCATAACTCATGCTTATCATAGTAAACACCCCTGATAAAATAGCTCCTATTATTACACCTGCTATTCCAAAAACTCCATTTATACAAACCTCATTCATAAGAGTTCTCCTTTGTAATTTTTCTACAGTATAATCTATATTTATCCAACTATCAATAATAAGTTGTCACTGTGTGTTTACTATTTATTAGATATCCTATCATGTTCCCTATCCAGCACCCTCTTTATTCCAGCTTCCAAAGCATCGTAAGGCTCTGGTCGTGGCATCCAGGCTATTGGCTCATAATATCTTTTGTTTTCTGGAGATATGTTAAAAGGATGTCTGTATTCTTTTATATGATTTACAATGTATATATTTCCGTATAAATCGCAAGTTAACACTGGTTTATCATTCTCTGGCAACCTCTCCGTTACGGGAATCCACGCATCGACCCCTTTAGTTTCTTCCGGCTCTGACTGGATAAATGAAATTATCTCGTTAATCAAATTAACTTTTTCTGAATTAATTGATTCATGCATTACTGAGCATCCTCCCGGACGTCTCAACGCTACTTTCTTATTTCTCAGCCAATCTATAAGTTTTTCCTTATTCATTGGATGCCTCCTTAATAATTGATATAGGCTCTTTCTCCGTTTTTACCCTTATACAGTTTCTTAAGAGCAGACCCAAGTCCATTGTCAAGTCTTTCCTGTACAGGTGCAACGTCATCTGCGTCACCCATCATACTGCACCATTCTGTTGCTGTGTCTATTAATGCTTTTATTTCTTTTTCTGTAAAATAAATTGACCTACTTGCCATTACTTATCTACCTCCTGTAATAGTTTTGGATTAATCTTTGTATTATTATTACATTTATGATAATATTTTGTTGAAAGGTGGTGATTGTAATTAAAGTTACATATTTAGTTAAGCTTATAGAATCTTCTAATTCTATAAATGTTAGTGTAGAGGAATGCACTCAGTGCCCAATTTGTAAAAAGTCAATAAAACCATTACATTTAAATTCCGTTTATTTTCCAATCACAAGTAACAACTTAATGATGGAATCCCATTTGCTTTGTAAGGGTTGCAATCAAAGTTTTATTGCACATTATGAAATTTCAAGGCGCTTATTAGACGGTAGTTCCTACTTTTCAGGTGATACTGCATCATATTTAGCTCCCAATGAATTTATAAAAACCGAATATGATCAATTTATTTCTGATACGTCACCAACATTTATCGAAATATATAATCAAGCTTCGGCTGCTGAATCCTATAATTTGCATCAGATTGCTGGTATTGGTTATAGAAAAGCTCTTGAATTTTTAATTAAGGATTATTTAATCAAAACCAACCCTCCAGAGGATGAGGAAGCTATTAAAAAGATGTTACTTGGCAAATGTATTAGTGAAAAAATTGATAGTGAACAGCTTAAAATCGCTGCCTCTCGTGCTACATGGCTTGGAAATGATCAAACGCATTATGTACAAAAGTTTGATGATAAAGATATCAATGACTTAAAGCGCTTAATTAGACTTACCGTTCACTGGATATCCATGATACTTGAAACAAAGGAAGCCGAGCTTATGGAACCTAGATAATTTCTTTATGGTCAAAACAACATACCCTATCATTTACATGTTGGTCGTTGTAAAAGAATGCAAAAGGCTCTCCTGTTATTGAAGTGTAACCTACAATTATTCCTTCTCCTTTGGTTCTGTGTGTTATTGTTTTTCCAATCAAATCTAGCCCTATGCAACTTGTTTTAATTATTTGTACTTCTAACATGATTTTTCTCCTTCCTGGCTTCTTCGCATTCTTTCTTTGCACTGCATCGGTTACAGTCTCCGGTGCAGTGTTCTACTATTTCATGGATTGTCATTGATATACCTCATTTCACAAGGTCTTCAAACTCAGCAGCAATTCCTTTCAAAATTTCCTTTGTACTTCCATCCTCATAATTTATAACTATACTTTTTGCATCACTATTCATTTTATAACTCCTTCCCGGTTATCCTAACTATTCAATCTTGTGTGGGTATTTCCGGTTTGGAATACCCACTAATTTATTTAATTTGGTAACACCTCTGGAAAATCAAGCATTGACATTTGACCCACCACTCCATCGGTTACATTATCATCTTTCTTGTTCTGTTTGTTGTCTAATTCCCGCTTAAATGTCTTGTATGTATTGTATTGCTGGCGATATCGATAACTATCACCGAACACATTCCATGCAGCCTTAACTAGGTTCGGTTCAAACGGTCGTATTTTTTCGAGGTCTTCTGTCGCCTTTGCCGATATGGAGCATCCACAACAGCCTGTGCGTGTTAAGCCATACACCTCGTAAGCGTCAGAATAGCGGATTTTATAGTAATCTTTATACCACTGCTTATCCGAGTCTGATACATAAAACAGAGGTCTAAGCCTGTATTTCCCGTCAGCCGTCTCAGAAAAGCACATTGATGTATTATCTTTTCTTGGAACGGAACGCATTCCTCCCTCATCCCTGCGTTCGCCGGTAATAACCATGTCATAAGATTTTTGAACGCTATGTGCTAACTGCTTTTTGCAACAATCGCAACATTTATTGCTTACTTTGAATGGAATTGGGTTGTCCGTTATAAAGTCCAGCATATACTGTGAAGAATTTATAACAAGTTGTATATCGGGTCTTTCCTCACCAGCAGAATTGCAGCAGCATAAAAAATTAATCGTTGTTTCACACCCCGGATAACGCTCTTTAAGCTCTTTGCGTTTTGCTTTTTTGTCTTCTGCATTTGCATATTCATCGTGAATCGATAGTGGTATGTTTTTCTTCTGTATTCCTTCTATACCGGCTGACATAATCTTTGAAACAAACGGCTGACCATATTCTCTTGTTGCCTGTACAATATTTTTCTTTGGTCTGTATCTATTAACAGTTACGCCATACAGCGATTCCACTTCGGTTACATGGCGCTTTATTGCCTCCATTTCTAACCCTGTGTTAAAAAATGCATACTGGATGGATGGGAGGTTAAATGTATTGCGTACCTGTTCTATAAGGTGCATTAATATATCACTGTCGCTCCCTCCGGAATAAGAACAAGTCGCATTCGGATGCTCTCTAAGCCTTTTTGCAATAATGCTTTTTATAGCCTCAAATTTAGCTGGTGCGTCAAAGTCCGCATATGCTGGACGGTCTGTATATACCTTGCTTTTATAATTTTCTTTCATTTTTTCGAAAGAAGCCGATTAATCATTACCCGGCCGGGGCTTCTGCTCCTTTCTCTAATTAATTTTTTGAAATATTGCAGCAATCCTTTATATATGATAATATTAATGAAAAAAGGACGTGACTATATGCTAGATAAAAAATCATATAAAATACTTAAAAAACTTTATAAAATAGGTTCAACTACTGATATCAAAGCACTTGCTTATGAAAATAATGAAATAATTAATGATAATGTTACATATCTCATTACTTTAAATTTCATAGAAATGCACCAATTTAATTCTAAAAAAAATATTGGTTATAAAGATGCCAAATATAAAATAACTGTACTAGGTATGGCATATATTGAACAAAGAAGACATAACTTTTGGTTGTTTTTAATTCCTTATTGTATTACAACTCTTATCGCAATTGCCGCTTTGTTTACTCCTTAAAAAGTCATGTATATTAATACTTCTTTCCTTTTCTTCTCCCATATATAAACTTATTCATGTTACCTTTCTTGCCGTTAACCGCAACTTCTTTCTTTCCGGCTATACTAATATGCTTCATTTTCCCAACCTCCGTTTTAATATCCTAAAAGGTTCTACTGCATCATCCCATCTTTCCATAAAAGCCTCAGCATATGTTTTCTTGGGTTTTGGTTGCTCTAACTGTCTTTTAATTAATGCACTCTGGAAGAATCCAACCTTAACTATCTTGTATCGGCTCCGTACCAGACCATCCCGATAAACTGAATTAGTTACATTGTTGTAAGTGACCTTTAGTAGCTTAGCGGCATCCGGCATACTTATATCCCTATAGATAACTGTGTTAGTAAAAGTGTCCAAGACATTTATCTTAACTTTCTGTGCTCTTGCCATAATTCATCCTTTGCTTTGCATAGTTGTCTATAATATTACACAACTCAATTATCTTAACTTTGCATAATTCAAATGGGTATTTTTTATATAGCTCTTTGGATTCCTGTATCATAATTTCAAACTCAATATCAGATTTTATATTGATATATTTTAGGAAGAATAAGTAAGTGTCTTTGTATATTCCTTTTACCTGTTCAGGGGTAGGTGTTTCCACTTTTGCTTGCATCAAACACCCCCTAACCAATCTTCCAATTTAACCTGATTAAATCCATTCTTTATACAGTCATTGTATGTAATCTGCTTAACTTCTTCTTTTCCTGCCTTTTTAACCATGTTTTTTGCTGCTTTCAGGCTCCAGAAGATTGACTTTGCTCTCTTGCTTTCCTGATTCACAAACTTTCTCACAAGATTCATTTCATTATTCCGGGGAATGAAGTAACCCCCTCCATCCTGTTCATTCAGAATTACAACGTCCCTTCTTGCTTGGGATATGGCTTCTCTAACAGCACGGTCATTCAATCCGGTTTGCTTTACAAGTTGTTGCCTAGTAACTGCATTTTCCTTTCCGACAGGGATATATTTCAAAATATCATCCTGCATAGACGCTCCTTTCTGAAATTCGGAACATTTGTCCGATGATTTTTAATTTATTTTCACGATTTTATAACCATTAATTTTAATTGCCCTGCTCTTACAAGAATCTATTTTAATCAGCCCTAATTCATTTAAGTTTTTTAGAAGCCTGTTAACAGAATCAACAGAAGAAAAATGTGTTGCTTTTCTTATCTCTCTGTTACTGGGAGGAAACAAATTTTTGCTTGTGTAAGAAACTATGTAGTCATATATTACCTGTTCATCCGCATGTAATTCGATTTTACTTACTGGATTTTCTTCTGTTGCTTCTAAAATTTTAACAATAGGGCATTTGTCATACTGGTATGTGAAGCATACATTTTCCTGCCACTTTTTCTTTGCTTCTGTGCTTTCGAATTTGGTCATATTTTGGCTTTCATCTATCACACCCTGACAACTTATACTTAACTTAGCTTCACGCTCATAATAAGGGCATATGGTAGTTGCACCACCTTTATAATTTGCCAATCAACACCACCCCTTAAAGATTTACAGGAAGAATATACCTTACATTCCTCTTATCCTTGCAATTCCTGATTACCAATGGGCTTTTAGGATTCCTTGCTTCGATTTGTACAATTCCACGTAATCCTGCTTGGTATTGATATTTAAGTGCATCTCCTAACAACTTAGCATTAACACCTATGATTATCTTTGCTTCCTCGGCTTCCCAGTCTTTCAAGAACTTATCTGTTTTATACCATTCTTTATCAGCATCAGGCTGCATTACTGTGAATCTATAATCATCTAGATACAAGAAAACCTGATTATTCACTTTTTCGATTTCGCACGAATCACGATATGTCTTATTGATTACCATAGGTTTTATGTAACCACTAAAGCTTTCATCAGCTTCACAATCTAAATTCTCTACCCATACACGATGCCCGTCTAAGGCTTCAAACTTTATAACCTTGCTCTCTGCATCAACATCAAAGTGTATATATGTCATTAAGTCAACATAACCAGTAAATGGTTTTAGTGCTTTAATGATTCTTTTAAATTCATCCATATTAAAAACTGCTTTCATAATTACCTCCTGTTTAATAATTTTTGTTCCATGCTTTCAAAATCATTAGCTGAGTAATCCCTCTGTGTAAAGTTATTGAACTTGTTATTACCGGTCTTTGGCTTAGCAGCATTACCTGGTACATAATTAGCATCCAGATAATCTTCATACCCCGAATTAAAGAATGTAGAGCCGTTCTGTGGTATTCTCCAATCCTCATCTTTTTTCAGTTCGACCTTATACCTTTCAATTGCTTTTATGAGTTCCTCCTCACCAATTTTAAGTAAGGCTTTTTTCTTTGAATCCGATACCTGACCTTTTCCCTTTTTATTAGGGTATAACTTCCATAGCTTTTCGAATAAAGTGCAAGCATCTTGCACAGTATTCTTTTTTATTTCTTTTTCTATTTCTATTTCTTTATCTAGAGCGTTATCTTGCGTTATCTCTGCGTTATCCGTAACGTTACTAATAACGTTATCTTGTAACACCTTCTGTTTTTCCCTGTATTTTGCTTGTCTTAAACGGTTCTGCTCTTTCATTTTTTCAAGTCCATCCGTATTCTGATACTTCTCCCAATTTTTAACGTAGATAATACCATCGTATACTTCTATCATTCCGAATCTTTCAAAGGTTATCATTGCAAGTTGCACGGTTTTAAGATTAAAGTTATAATCCTCTGCGAAATCTTCATCAGAATAGGGAATTTCATCGGTAAAATAGATAGCACCATCTTTATTACTTTTACCTGCCTGTGCAAGAAGATAAGCCCATATCAATGCTATTGTGTTACCGTCTGGCATTCTTCTTATTCTCTTTATTTTAGGACTTGTAAGTATGCTGACGTAAAACTTTATCCACTTAACATCTCCCATCTAATCACCGACTTCCTCTAGTATTATCTCTATTCTGGGATTGTTTTTATCAACCAGAAAATTATGAGTAAAGTTTTCAATTTCTGACCATCCGTCATTCTTTAATACTCCACATTTAACAAGACTGTCCTGAATGAATTTCATTGCAGCACTTAGAATATTGTCCTTATCTCTCCGCTTATTTTTTTCATAAAATGTATAATGTATAATAACCGATTTACTAATATGTACACCACTTAATTGTTGCCTGATTGCCCATATAATGGTGTTTTCATTGTCTCTTTTCATTTCCCCACCAACATAAGGATTCTGACGGTTGGCAGAAGTATATTCATTAAGAGCGTCTAAGCGTCCTAATATTGTAAATTTGTATTCCATTCAACTCCTTTCCCCGGCAGCCACAGCCGCCGGATATGAAGGTTATTTGTGATATGTTAACCTAGTGCAGTCCTTAGTTTCAGGACAGGGTTATTAAGTATCTATAGATAAGATTGTCCGTATCGTTTACGGAAATCCTCTCTTGTGCCATAATGCTTTTCCCAAATAGCTTGTCCTAACATTTTAGATAATTTTTCAGCCATTGGATTTCCGTGGATTATCTCTGTATTACTCCCCATATTGTGATGTTTATTGCATGATGGAATTGTTAATCCATCTTGGTCTGCAAGATCTCGTAACCCTTTACCGAATATTAGATGATGTTCACATTCAGAAGGTCTACCGCAAAAGAAACAAATATCTGTATATTCTGTCACTATGCTTTTCATAGTTCACCTAACAATTCACTGGATAGCACCGGCTTAGTTAAAACCTTAGTATGTTTACAGTAATCACATAAACCGCAACGAATTGGCTCGGCTTCTCTATTCTTCAATAGCATAACCTTATGTGTGTTCATTTCGACTTCGGTTAAGGCTTCATCTAATAAGCTTTGTTCCACCTGTATAATTTCGATATTGGGAACTTTCTCTTTGCTAACAGCTGCAATAAAGAAAGGTAATTTTTTGCCTGTATTAATTCTTACAATTTCTTGATAAACAGCACCTTGTATGTAATAACCCCATTCTCCCAAGAAATTTACATAGCCAATATCTTTATGGTAAAATTGTTTAGTAATTGACTGACAGGTCTTAAGGTCTACGATGCATTTATCTGGATGATAGCTGTCTATCTTAACTTTCCATTTTGCTCCGAACATTTCACCAGTCATAATCACCTGCTTTTCACCGCTCATAAACTCCATAAATTTTATATCACGTTCACATCTGCCTATCATTTCATTAGCTTTAATATACTTAGCTTGTAAACCGCCATCTTTTTTAAACATTAAGAGTACCTTCGAAATGTGCATCTACATAGGAACCAACCATCAAAGCATCTGATTCCTCCATATCCTCAACCCAAATCCCATCTATTTTTGCAAGTGCATATTCTTCGCAGCCTTGTTTTCCATGTGTCCCCATAAAATCTTTGTATTGACTTACGGATAGATATTCTTTATTTGATTCCTGACTAAAGTAATTTTCACTAGTTAATATCATTTTCTGATTCCTCACTTTCTGTTGCAAAAGGGTCGATTACTTCTTCTTTATCCTCTTTGTTATCTGTATACTCAGCCTGTCCATCATCATTGAAAACCTTCTGGTCATCCTGTATTGCTCTTTGCATATCAATACTTAAAACTCCCCACCGACTAAGCAGCAACTTAAGAACAGTTTTCTTGGCCATAGATTCAAAATCAGTTGTCCATTTACTGGCTGTCCATCCCTCTTTCAAATCTTTTTTATAGCTTTGAGAATAAGTAATTGCGTGATTATTAACATCTTCAACACTCATAAACAACTCTTTTCTGAATCCTGTAAGTAGCTTAAACCAAGCATAATAACCTATTATCTTATCTTTTTTCCCTTCTTTTCGCTGTGCGCAATCAGAGAATGACTTAGTAAGCTTTAATTCACCCGTAATCGGATTAAAGTCAATTAATTCATCTTCGTAGACCTCAGATACATTCATGTTTTCATATGCACCGCTTCGTATTGCAAGTTGCACAAATCCTTTATACATCATTTGAAACTGTGCTTTGTATACCTTGTTTTTACCGTCCCAATAAGGAACCAATGCACTAAACCCTAAATTGCTATCAATTGGTAAATCATATGTAGCAGCAACTAAAGCACTTGACATAATCGAATTTGCTTCGCATTTTTGTAATGAATTATTACTACCAATTGCATTTGTAATTGAAGTCATGAATTGATTTGCTTTACTACCTAATACCTCATTAAATTTATTTTTCACCGTTTCCTGAGACAGGTAACTTTTTACCTGACCCAACACAGATAATTCATTTCCCATACACCCTCCTAAAGCTCAATGACTGTTAAATCTTCATCATCAGTTGTTCTAGTTGCAATAAATTGAAGTCCTTTGTCCTTACACTTCTGATACAGTTTAGTTCTAAGGTCAGTAGATAGTTTTTCAACCCCATCAATAAGGATAATCTGTAATCCATTAGGTTTTTGTATTGCTACATCAATGCAAAGGTCAAGTCTCTGTCCATCGGAAAGATTAGAAACAGGCAGACCATTGATAAGCGGGATTCCATTTTCTACAGTAAGACCCTCAATAGGAATTTTGCAATTAGCTAAGATCTCACCAGGAAGAGAACGGGCCTTTTCAATTTTTTGTGTAAGCAATTGTGTTTCTTCATTAAGTTTCTCAACTTCGAGTTGCAAACTAACCATACGGCGGTACTCATTAATATGAGCCTTCATTTTTTCGATTTCTTCGGCTTCTTTTTGCAAATCCAAAGTATCCTCTGGTTCTTTGTCTAAGTATTCTGTGTATTCCTGCAGCTCAGCGTCAAACGTTGCTATATTAGCCTTATATGTCTGTTCAATGATTGTAACTTTATCCGCTTTCTTTGCCCCAAGATTATCTTTTTCAACCTGTAAAGCTTTAATTTGCTCCTGTAGCTTGATAATGTCCTGCTCAATCTGATTTTGCCTATTGCTAAATTCTGTATTAAGAGCAGATAAAGCAATCTCCTTATCAGCTTCAAACTTTCTTATTTTGCTTTCACGGCTAGTATTCAGGAGTTTTGCACGTTCTATAAATTGATTATTTTTTCTGATACGCTCTATTATTGTATAAATTTCACCGGCTGATTTATTTTCCCAATAGTCAGCATTGTAATTTACAGGCAGAGCTGTACCTATTTCCTCTATGAATGCTTTTTTATTCCTCATGTCCCTGTTCAAATCCTGTCTATACATGAAATACTCACCTT